CTTTGTCCCAAATCTCATAAATAACGGCTTCATATACTCCGTCATCTGATTTGTAGGATTGCTTTAAATCGTCTGGTTTAGTGTCTAAAGGGATTTTGTAGCCTAATTCTTCGCCAAAGCGTTCAACAAGTGCAGGGCGCGACATATACACTCTGCGCCATACTGCTGTTACTTCTTCCCATGTGCGGGCAATAGTATGACCAAAATCCCGCCAATGAACATAGTCAACTGGGCAACACTCGTATTCAATTCTTTCCTGTGATTCATTCTCCATACCTTCAGGAGTTTCAGCTTCGTCAGAATCTTCGGTAACACTTAACCCATCATCAGGTGTGTCCTCTCCCGCCATATCTGCATTTTCGCCAACAATATGCGGTTCGTAACGCACCCAAGCTACACCTCGACCACCTAATAGACGGTCTAGGACTGCGTTATTCATGGCTGACTTGTAATCCCCGTAGTGTTCAATCTCAAACTCCAATGCCCTTTCAAGCATCATTGAAGCTACTCGTCCGATAGGGTCATTATCTCTGAACCTACGACTAACATCAGGTCTAGGCAGTCTTGCAAAGATAGCTGGCTGAATAGTCTGGACATTGGACCAAAGTATATTAAATCTTGCGTTAGGATTTCTATCGTATCTGGAATCATCTTTGTACTTTTTTACAATGCGGTCAACTCTGGCTTCCCAACGCTTGTAGCTGCGTTCGTACCCCATAATGGTTTTATACCAATCTTCATAGGTATGATTGACTGTTGCTTTATCGTTTGCCATAGAGTTGCCTTAATGTTTGAATATTTGGCGAAATGTTTGCTTATTTTACCTTTTTTATATTCTATTGTTTGCTTTTACCTTAGTCTCTTTCCATAAGTCATTAAGACTGACTTCAGTTTGACCAACAAATACCCCCCGTATAGGTGCTTCGGGGTCAACAATCTTTGCCTCATCTTTCCAAACGATTGCTAAATACCTAAAAGCATCAGCACCATGAGAAGTCCAATCATGGCGAGGCTTATCCCTGAATACCTTTTTATCTTCATCGTATTCCCTTTGATATTGGCGCAGGCACTCAATCCCATCCGTACACTTATGGTCGAACCATGCCCGAGTAAGGGCAAGCCTACTAGCCTGGATACCATCTTGTAATTTTAAATTAGGGGTTATCTTAATTGTTTTTAGGGGTATCTTATCGCCTAATTGTTCAATAACGCTACGATTAGATGAGAGTGTTTTAGCCCTAGCATCATGGGGCAACCAATGAGTCCCGTAGGTATAGCCCCTCTCCTCCTCCCTAGACTGAATAATCCCCGCATAGAAGGCGACAGGCTGACCATTACTAGAGTGATAGTCTAATAATCTAATCTCGCCATGAACGACTTGATACCACCATATTGCCGTATCGTCTGAATACCCCAAATCCCATGCCGTATGCACAGGGAATAGAGGGTCATACTCGACATCAGTAATACGCCCCCCATCTGTAAGCTGACGCATCTCCTTACCATAGTAAGCCCCTAGGATGGCACTCTCAAAGTCACACTCAAACTCTTGAAGGTATTGGTCTTGGGTCATAGTCTTGGCTGCATCTTCTAACTCGGCTTTGTCTAGTAGCCCCGTCTGACTAGCCCGTAGGACTTTGACATACCAGCTAGGGTCTTGAGTAGCGTTGTTATACACCTCCCAAAAGCTATTGTGCCCCTTTGGAGTCCCTATAAAAGTGCACCAGCCTTTGCGGTCTGCCAATAACGGTCTCAGGACAGCCCCAAAGATACTAGGCTTCATGTCTGCATACTCATCTAGAACGCATCCGTCTAGATATAGTCCCCTTAATGTATCTGGATTGTCTGCACCGAATAGCCTTATCCTAGCCCCATTGACTAACTCTACCCATAACTCCGATTGGTTTACTTTAGCCACTACAGGCTTGCTAAAGCGCACCAAGTAGTCGAAGGCTATTGACTTAGCCTGGGCGAAATACGGGGCGACATAGGCGTATCTGCCATCTTCCTTGTCATCTATCAATGCCCTATAGATTAAGTCATTAATACATAGGACTGTCTTACCGCATCGCCTATGGGCTACTATTACCGACCATCTCTCCTGTCTATCGTGGAAGTCCTCAAAGACTTTACGAGGGCAATAGTCCATCTCTACTTCTAAGACGCCCTCACTCATTCGGGACGCTTCCAACTGATTACCATACGCTGAGGGGCTGCCTCATCTCCAACACTCTCAACCCTAGCCAACTTAGGTAAGTGATACTCCATCACAGCCTGCAACATTAAAAAGGCTTTCTCAGGGTTAGGGGGAACAATCCACACAATATCCCCATTCTTATCATAGCGAATGCACCCTTCCTTATCAGTCTTAGGAATACCTGCAGCCACTTCCTCCAACCAATGCTGCATCCTGGGTGAGTTCTTATCTACGAATTTGGCTATGGCCTCTTTAGCTATGGCTGTGTGTTTGTTAACAGCACCAACGGGGCGACCTTTTCCAGCATTTGGTGGAAGTCTTTTTGAGGGTTTAGCTATTGAACCATCAGGATTAACTGTGATTACTTCAGATGAATTTCTTATGGTTTCAGCCATTCTTATAACTTTCAGCAATTAAGGAATTAATTAAACTCTAAGCCATTGATTCTATTGAGGCACTATAGCATAAAAACAACACAATGAAATAAATACACAAAACTAGGGAAAGTACCTATAGTATGTATGTAGTGCATCGCTACAATTCATTCATGCAGCACATTTCAACGCAGTACATTTAAGGGGATTTAAATGATACAGACAGTAAACAACTCAGACTTTCACAATGCTTTCAATAATATGGATAGAGGCAATCAATTCAGTTATGAGGCATTGAATATGCTTTTTAACTACTTCGAGGAGTTTGACGAAGATATGGAATTGGATGTAATAGCTATTTGCTGTGAATATAGTGAATCAAGCGTAGAACAAATCATTCGTGACTACTCTATAGATTGTGATGGTGTAGAGGATGATGAAATTGAAGCCCATGTTATATCTTATCTTAATGACCATACAACAGTTATAGGCGTTTGCCCTTCTGATGGTTCTATAGTATTTCAACAGTTCTAAGGGGGTTTATATGAAAAATTGGCACATGGTGGGGGTGTTGGTCGTTCTTTTCTTTGTGGGGCAAGTTGTTTGGTATCTCACATCTAAAGGAATTATCTAATTCAACGCATTACAAGGGCTATTTCAGCCCATTTTAAAGGGGAATCACATGGTATATGTACAAAAAACAGAGTCCTACAATACGGGCGGTGGATGTATGGTGGATATTTTGACTCTATCAAGTGGCAAAGTGGTCTGTATATCTGACGAATATGTGGGTTTATACAATTCCATTGACGATATGCTAGAAGATGACGGCACAAAATGCCTTAATGGTTTTTGGATTAAAGGGGAAGAAAAATGATTCATGCGAACTTAATCACCTATCACAGAAAGCCCACACCTTACGAACTTAAATTCGGGGAGGGTGCTACTCATTACAAGGACTTTAGGCGTAGCCAATGCACTAAACCGAATGGATGTCGGAAACAATGGCTAATTTGTCCTATTGACGGATTGCGTTATTACTACTAAGGGGGTTATATGACACAAGATAAAAGACTTCAAGAAGTCAAAGAGTTAATTTGGGCAATAGAAAGGGATTTAGAGCCTTATGCAAGGGGCGACTCAATGAATTATTCGGGCTATATGATGGAAAACGCATTAGACCTAAAAAACGCAGTTTTTAATCTACTCAAAGGGGAATAAACCATGACAGATACCACAGTAAAACCAAAAAAGACTAAGTTTAAGCCTATGGCTAAAGAGGATATTCTAGCCTATGCAATCTATGAGGCTTATGAGGACTATGACAATATGTTCTCTATCCTTCAATTTATCCTAGCTGATATGGAAAAGGATGATTTCAGTAAGTATCAGATTCGCAACGCCCTAAAGGCTATGCGCACTCTAATGATTACTAACCAATGCGCCATGATGGATATGGCGGGGCTTGAATACTAACGATTAACTAACAGGGGGTTCGCCCCCTTTCTTTTTGCGGGGAATTTTTATATGGTCTATGACCTTAGGGGATGGCGTTTGTCCTTAGGACTTACACAGGAGGGCGCAGCCAATTTATTAGGCGTGCATAGGGTTACCTATACCAGGTGGGAAACAGGGGCGCAGAGCCCGCCTAATCATATCGGTATGGCTTGCTTACAATTCAAACAAATGATGGAAAAACGACCCTGATTGGAAAATGCTAGGAATTCCGATTTTCAATTTGGCGAGTTTTTTGACCCTGATTCCAAAATGATAGGAATTCCGATTTTTTAACCAACAATATCTGGGTCGTGGTATTTGTTCATAGCCTTGGATAAGGCTTCTTTACGCTTCATGCGTTGGTTAGCTTTCTTGTTAAGAATACCGCTATCGTCTAACTCTAATGGAGGATTATGGTCTTGACGCTTTTTTTGTTGCTTTTCAAGCGTTGATTCTTTGTGCGGGCGCAACATGGCGTTTTCTGGCGGGTAGCTTCTAGTCATGTGTTTCATTACATATCCTTCATTTTGTCAGTAATGACTTCTTTTCTTGTTTTGGCGGATTCTTTAAAGTCTTTGGCTGTTGGTGCGCCTTTACTGCCAGGCTTACGCATTTTCTCGCCCGAACCCGCAGCTATGCGCTTTTGTTTAGCATGAATATTAGCGTACAAACCAGGTTTCATTAACAATTCCAATTCTTTAATGATGCTTTAGCCCGTTCAGCAGGGCCTTTAGCATGGGCTACTACACCCTTCATTCTAGCGCAAAATGAGGCTTTTCTGCCTTTGTCTGCGTCTGATTTAGGATGTGGTACAGGTGGTTTTAAGTTGCTATTGTTCTTGGCGTTGTATTGGGCACGACCTTTGGCGGTCATTCCAGCACCCTTATCTGTAGGGTTGTAAGTCTTGCCTTTACCCGTAGTTTTATGCGGGATAGGCTTATCATGCGTATCCATTGCACTACGAATTTGGTCTTGACGACTCATTTCATGTACTTTTCGTAAGCAGCTTCTAATTTGGCTTTTACTTTGCCTTTAGAGTGTGCCCGTTGTTCGCTTAACGCAATCGCCAATGCTTGCTTTTTTGGCTTTCCCGCAGCTACCTCAGTTTTGTAGTTTTTGCCTACTGATTGGGCTGACCCTGATTTGTCCATTGGCATGATAATTCCTTACTTGAGGTATTTGAGTTTGTAGCAGGTCGAATCAATTAACTGTTGAATTTCGGCAACAATATTAACTAATTCTTGTTTTTGCGGCAAATCTGCATTGGCTTCGCCTACAAAATTCTTTAATGATTCCATGTATTTAAGTGCGTCTTTAGGTTGGTGATAGACGCTTGGGAATTCTTTGACCTGTTCATAACAGCCCATATAGGCTTCTACATAACTATCTACCAAATCCACGATGCTTTCGTAGTATTTGCCTAATGCTTTGTGCTGGGAGTAAGAGTTTGTAGACCAATGGAAAAAATGCGTGTTCGTTGCGCTATGCAACAAAGTAGCAGCAAACATAGCAACATTTTGGGTTTCAGTCATAAATCACTCCAGTTTTAATGATTTTAAAACATCTATGGCTTCTTCGCTTGAATTTACCCTGTATAAATACCCACCTTTCCAGCCCGTAATAAACTTTATTTGTTCGGGAGTAAATACTTTATGTGCGCCATCTTTTACTTCAATTAAAATAGTATGGCCTTCATAGGCTACAAGTAAATCAGGGATTCCCTTGCCTACCATGTGTAATAAGTAGACATCAGCACCATTATCTCGTAGTGCTTTAACAACGGATGCTTGATTTTTATCAACTTTTTTCGCAAATGACATATTTTTCAGTTAGTATTTGATAACTTATTGATTATAGGGGAAATTTAATGGCTGGCTATTGGTTATCCGATGAAGAATGGATTGAGTCTTGGAATAAGACAGGTAGCCCTAGTGAATTTGCTAGTTTACATGGAATAGCCATTAGAAATGTATATAACCGCAGACGGGCATTAGAAAATAGGTTAGGTATATCTTTACCTACCTTTGCAAGCACCAATCCAGCATACGCTAGTAAGGTGCAACAAACCCCAGGTAATGCTAGGCGTGGCACAAAAATAGAAAAAGGCAGAGTGGTCGTGTTTAGCGATGCCCACTTTTGGCCTGGCGAGGTTACTACAGCCTATAAAGCGCTGTTAATGATTATTAAAGAGTTTAGACCTAAAGTCGTGGTGGCTAATGGCGATATATTTGATGGCAGTCAAGCATCACGCCATGCAAGGATAGGCTGGGAAAACACCCCAACAGTCAAAGAAGAATTAGAGTCTTGCATTGAAATGATGGAAGGCATTGAAAAGGTTTCAGTAGGCGCAGAACTTATTTGGACGCTTGGTAACCATGACGCTAGGTTTGAAACATTTTTATCAGCCCAAACAGGTATGTATGAAGGCGTCAAAGGGTTTACCCTTAAAGACCATTTTCCATTATGGAAACCATGCTGGTCATTTTGGGTAAATGATGATACTTGTATTAAACATCGTTGGAAAGGTGGATTTGGTGCAGGTCGTGCCAATACTGTCAACGCTGGTGTAAATATGATTACAGGTCATACCCACAATTTAGCCGTACAGCCCTTTACAGACTATAACGGCACAAGGTATGGCATACAGACAGGCTGCCTTGCTGACCCTAATGGTGAACAGTTTATGGCTTACACAGAGGACAATCCTAAAGACTGGCGGTCTGGCTTTGCATTACTGTCTTTTGAAGAAGGCCGTTTAATGCTGCCAGAGTTAATTCAAGTATGCGGTGAAGATGCTTTTGAATTTAGGGGTTGTATAAACAGGGTATGAAACTAACGCCTGCCATTATTCGTAATTTGTATTCGGCAATTTATTGCATGAAACCATTTGACAGGTGGGCTATGCCTTTGCCTGAAGAAATTGAATTTACTATAGATAAAGATAAAGAAGTGATGGGTACTTATTTATATGACACAGGCGGGGATTACGAACATACCATTACTATTTCTTCTGCTAAGTGTGGTCATCTAGATACGGTGATTCGTGTTTTATGCCACGAATGTATACACATGAGCCGTCACAAAACAAACAAGTGGACGCACCACGATAAGGAGTTTCGTAATAGAGCCTTCCGTATCTCGTCTGAATTGGGTTTTGACCCTCTAGAACTGTAGCTTCAACTGCCAATCGGTCTGCCGTAGTGAATGTCGTCATCGCTAAATATCCTCTCCAAGTTTCTTACTTTGTCGTTCCAGCAACTCCTCACAGGATATTCCCCATTTTTTTTCAAAACCTTTGACACCCATTCGGTGAATACTATCGTTTCCGTTCCGATGATGTTCAGGGCATAGTGCAAGCACAGGGGATGCAGACCGAACATTTCCATATCTGCGTACATGATGGAGTTCTGCCTGGCTGCCTTCAAACCCAAGGACTTCGGAGCATAGAATACATCCGAGTTCTGCAATCTTATCGAATGACTTCTTTTCATGTTTTGTGGCCATCAGCTATTTCGTACCATAATTTATACCATTCCTTGAAAGACCCAAACCCTATTCCAGATTTAAATGGTTTTCCGTCTGTGGTGTATTGCCAAAATTCTTGTATGTTAGTGCCATTATCTGTATCTCCAATGATAACAACAACCATAAATTTAGGGGTAGCTGCCAATGCTTGTAATAAGCGCTTTTGGCCTTCACTTACTTTTTCGCCAGGTCGCTTCCATTCCATAATTAAAAAATGACCATTGCGTTCTGCAATACCATCTACATTACTAGGTACAAATGCAGGATTTGCGGTGATTAGCCCTTTAAATTCCGCATAGTCAGTATGTGTGGCAAACATATTACGCATTATCCTAACCACGATTTCCTCACTTGGTCATAAGTAGCAAACTCTAACTTGATGGTTTCTTCTGCTAAATCATGGGCTATCTTGGTAGCTGTTTCATATTTGTTTTTAAGAGTAGCGTTGTGATAGCATTTAAGTAGTTTTTGTATACGCAAATAGTTTTCAGAGTAGTCATTCATTTAGTCATCCTATCAATATTACGGTTTGTTGCTGATTCTGTACGCCAGGCTTCAAATCTCATCTTGGCTGCTTCCAACTGCCACCTAAGCGCTTCTGTTTCTTCAGTCGCCAAACCAATGGCCTCACATAACTCCTGATAAGCCTGCGATTTATACGCATCCATCTCTTTGCCCCCAATCGTTGTTGCTTCTGACTTAGACATTTCAATAGCTTTAAGGCTATGTTTAAATGCCTCGAATTGCGCAAGGTTTCCCTTTGCCTTTGCATAATCTGGCGCTTTCTTGAAAATGAAGTCGATTGCATCATTTGGGTCATAGTCTTTCATTTAGTAATTTCCATGCTGTTGCTGCACAAAGTGGGACTTGTCCGTTTCCAATGGCTTTAAGTCTGTCCATCCCAGAGGCCACCCCATTAGCCACTCTACCCACTCTGGGTTCAGTTTCCCAGAAGTTTCGCTTACTGATTGGCCCAAAGATACTTGTTTTCCAATCTTTAATCTGCGTTTTACAGAAGGGCTTGACATATTGCCCCTGTCCCTGTTGTCGCTTGCTTGAGGTGTTGGAAATCTGTCCCGAACTGCTTGATTGATTGTGTATTGTGCTGAATGACCTGATTTGCGTTTTGGTGTCCAATTTGGCTGAGTTCCTCTCTGACCACAGTTTGCATCTGGAGTTGGCCATGTTTGTTCCGACAATCCAAATTCTGTCTCGCTTGTGGTTTGCGCCAACATCGGCTGCCGATAACACTCCCCATTCCGCATTGAACCCCATCTCGGCCAAATCTCCAAGGACTGTTCCAAGTCCTCTATTAGTGAGCATTGGGCTGTTTTCCACAAAGCAGTATTGGGGTTGTACTTCGCTAATAATTCTCGCCATGTGTTTCCACATTGAACTTCGGCTTGCAGTAATTCCCCCCCCCCTTCCTGCTGCGCTAATGTCCTGGCATGGAAATCCCCCAGAAACGACATCAACAATTCCTCTCCAAGGCTTTCCGTCAAAGGTTTGAACATCATCCCAGATTGGGAAACTTTCAAGAAGCCCGTCATTTTGTCTAGCGCACAATACGCTTGCTGGATATTGTTCCCATTCAACTGCACAGACTGTTCTCCATCCAAGTAGTTTGCCCCCAAGTATTCCTCCACCAGCGCCTGCGAAAAGAGCCAACTCATTCATATAGCCCTCATTTAAGATTCATCCATAAACCGATTTGGGCTGCTGCGTAACCTAACCATATAAATGCGTTAGATGGAGACCCTTTAAAGTATTGTGCAAGGCCTACTACTAAATACCCAAGCCCTGTTGCTGCGACAATATATCTTTCAATATCCATTTTCCCCATTCTCCCCTGTTTCCTAAAGCATACTGCTGTTGATAATCCGCAAAATATTGGTGCAAAACTTGTTTACCAATAATGTATTCTCTAAACCACTTTAAACCTTTTTTGTGTCGTAAATTACACAAAAATCTTACAGCACAGCGATGTTTAGCTTCCTCATACATTTTTGTTTTAAGCTGTCATAAGAGTCGTAACCAGTACCCAAGACACCCAACTCCCTTGC